TATCATCAATACTAGGATTTGCTACTGCTGGACTTCCAAGCATACTTGGATTTTTTCAACAAAAAGGTGATCAAGCGCATGAAAGACAAATGGCTCAATTACAAAATGCTCAACAAATGGCAATGGCACAGGCTGGATTTGTAGCTCAAGAAAAGATTGCGGCAATTGAATTAGAACAAACTAACGCTGAAACATACGCACAAGAAAGACAAGCATTATACGAACATGATGCTAAAATTGTATCTGAATCTGCTCAATGGGTTAAAACCCTTAATGCAAGTGTAAGACCAATAATTGCATTTACTTTTGTAAGTTTACTATTATTTGTAGATGTAGCAGGATTTTGGTGGGCAGTTAAATCTACAGGTGGATTTACACCTGAATCAATGGATGCAATATTTTCTAGTGATGAAATGAGTATTGTTGGCTCTATCATTGGCTTTTACTTTGGTTCAAGAACTTGGGAAAAGAAATAATTGAAGGTATCAGATAAAGGCATAATATTAATTAAACACCATGAAGGTATTAGGAATAAACCTTATCGTTGCCCTGCTGGGCTTTGGACTGTGGGTGTTGGTCATCTTATCGGTGATGGTAAAACGCTACCAGCGTCATGGAATAAAACATTTACTAATGAGGAAATAGATGGAATTCTTAAACGCGACCTCAATCGTTTCGAATTGGGAGTATGTAAGATGTTACCTAACATGCGCCTTAAACAATCTGAATTTGATGCTCTTGTCAGCTTTAGCTTTAATCTTGGTTTGGGATGCTTTCAAAGATCAACCATCCGTCAAGCGATGTTACGCGGCGATAAAACGGTGGCTGGTGAATCGCTATTGAAATACTGTAGAGCAGGTGGTAAAATACTGAAGGGATTGCAAACCCGCAGACAGGATGAGTATAAACTATTAATGTCATAACCAAGCCCTGTGCCTATTAACTGCTAACATAGAGGAAAGCATAGGCATAATATAAGAGAGGATAGTATGGATATAATACAAGATAGAGACAAAACGCATGCACCATCAGATAAGTTCAAAGAGTTAGCTGAGACAGCCCAATCTCTTAAAGAGATATATAGATTAGGATTGATTGAGACAGATAAATATCTAGATCATGACATGATGGAATCTATAGACCTAATATGCACTAAGATAGCTCGCATAGTTCATGGTGATTCAAAACACATAGACCACTGGTTAGATATAGCTGGCTATTCCCAACTCATAATAAATAGATTACAATCCGAACAGACACCTACTATCGTTAAGAAGCGAACAGAGAGAGTGTAAACGAATAACTTAAATTTTTAGGGTCCGCTAAACCAGCAGGCGCGAAACCAAACTTCCGCAAAGTAAGTTGCAGAGGGGGGGTCAAACAACAAAGGATTAAAAATGCAATCAAGAAATAAATTTCCGCCTGAGCTTCACATCGTTCATGGCACGCAAGGAAAAAATCAGGGAATAACTTTGCCTGAAAAATTAAAACAATATACGCCTGTTGCGTATTGGTTAAAAAATCCTGACCAATGGGATCAGGAAAAATTTATAGAAACAACCGCTAAATATTTATATGACCTATACGGCATTGGCTCGGAACAAGACCAGCATGTGCTTGGTATGTTAGCCGACCACATGACGACTTATGTTGAGTGCGTAAAAGGTATAAAGCTTTCAGGCGTAATAGCAAAATATAACGGCGGTAAAACTTTCGGTCCTAGTCCGCATGTTTCTTTAAGGGACAAAGTAACGCCTCGTATTATTTCATTAATGAATGAACTTGGTTTAACTCCGAGAGGCAGACTTACAGGAAATGCAACCGACGATGTTCACCTTGGGGATTTAATTGGTGGTCCTGACAATTTTAGATAAGACATGAATAATTGGGAAGATGGCATTCAATACGCCATAGATGTAACTAAAGGAAATATTGCAGTTTGTAAAAATGTTGATCTTTCTTGTCAGCGTTTTTTAGACTTTATGGGCAATAGGCATTGGGAATACGAATTCCACGAAAAATATGTAAGACATTTTTTAAGATTCGTAGATGTTTTAAAACATACCAAAGGTCCTGATGCTGGCAAACCTATTTGCCTTCAACCTTTTCAAATTATGCTTATCTGTGCTATTTATGGATTTAGGCATAAAAAAGATTTAAACAAAAGAATGACCACAGATGTCATTGTCTATATTCCAAGAAAAGCAGGTAAGTCTACTCTAACTTCTATAATCGCTCTTTACGAATTAATTTATGGCGAAGCTGGCGCGGAAGTTTTTACCCTTGCGACTAATCGTGAACAAGCTACTATTGTTTTTGACGCGGCTAAAGGTATGGTTGAGGCTATGCCAAAAACAGCACAAAGTTGGTTTGTCAATAGCAAATATCAGATTTCTAAAAAAGGTGACAGTCAGTCCATGTTCCGGGCTTTATCTAGGGACAATAAAAAATCAGGCGATGGTAAAAATGCATCTTGCGCTATCATAGACGAGGCGGCGCAAATTGTTGATAGAAATTCTATCGAGGTAGTTTTTTCAGGTATGGTAGCTAGAAAAAATCCACTACGCATTTACATAACCACGGCTTCTTTTACAAAAGATACAAAATTTTATGAAGATATGCAAATGTTTGAAAGTATGTTGCATGGGGAAGCGAATGATAATCCACATTGGTTTGGACTTTTATATGGTCTCGATCCAGCAGATGATTGGCGCGATGAGAATGTTTGGAAAAAAGCTAACCCAATGCATGGCATTTCTATTTATCAGTCAGCTATTCAAGAACGATGCGATCAAGCAAAATTAAAACCAGCTTCATTAAATGAATTTTTATGTAAGACGCTTAATGTTTATGTGTCTGCTAACTCTGCTTGGATTGATAGAGATTACTGGGATAAGTCTATAAGCGAAGTTAAACCCGAACCTGAGGCTGTGTTTATTGGCTTTGACTTAGCCGCGACGCGAGATTTAAACGCTGTCTGCACCCTAAAGCGTTACTCTGAGAGTGATTATTTTGCTGAGTTTCAATTTTTCTTGCCTGAAGATGGCCTTGCTCTTATTCCTTCTCATTATCGACCTATATTTGACCAAGCTGTTCAATCTAAAATATTGCACATAACTGAAGGTAATGTTATGGACGATAGAGAAATATCTGAATATATTATTAAACAAGCATCCCTTTATAATGTGAAGGAAGTAGGGTATGATGCTTATAACGCCGCGAGTTTAATTTCTCGCTTACACGACAACGGCATTCCTGTCAAAAAAGTTGGTCAAGGCATGGCGATATTAAGTAATCCGTCAAAGCATGTTGAAAAACTTATAATGCAGAATCAAATAAAACATAACGGAAATCCATTCTTAGGCTGGCAATTAGGAAATTGCGAAGTTTATGAAGATGTTAATGGAAATATTAAAATTCGTAAGAATGAATCTGACAAATCAGCTAAAGTTGATGGTATAATAGCTCTTATTATCGCTATGCACTGCTCACTTGACCACCCATTCGTTTCGAGTTCATTCGGATTCAGAAGCATTTAAAGGAAAAACATGGCTATACTAGATATATTCAAAACAAAACCAAATCAAAACGCAAAAGAAAGTAATACATTATTTGGCCAAACTGCGTTAGGAAACAACATCTTACGCAATGTTCAAGGCCAAAAAAATCAATCAAATAATCAATTATTATATGTAACTACAAGTTCTGTGAATGCGGCTGGTCGCGTAGTCGATATGTCTATGCTATCACGCAACTCAACTGTTATGGCTTGCGTAAATGCTAAAGCTCGTGCATTAGCTCAACTACCTATTAAGATCATGGCTTATGATGAAAATGGTAAGCTAGTTGATGCGGTTACTGATCCTAATGTTTCAGCTAGAGATAAAGCTAAAGCAAAAGCAGTCTATTATTTATTAAACAATCCTAATAACTATCAATCTGCATATGAGTTTTGGTATCAATGGTCAATGTGGTATGACTTATCAGGCGAAACATTTACTGCTTTATGGCGTAAAGAGCAAACTAACTCTACGCTAACCCCAATGGAAATGTATCTTTTGGATTCCACTTTAATAACCGCTCAAATTACTCCTACTCGTTATCCTACTTATAGATTATCGACTAGCACTTATGGTTTTAACAAGGATGAGCCATTAGATTATTTCCAAGTTATTCATGCAAGTGAAATGGCTTGGCAAGGTTCGGCTGGTTTTAATAAAGGCATTTTAGCCACCGAACTTGTATCGCTTGATCAAGATATTGACCTCTATTCAAACTTTATTATGCTTAATGGCGCTAAACCAAGTGGCATGTTTGTTACAGATCAAGTTATTCCTGATGCTAAATTTAAAGAAATAGCCGCAAGATTAAAAGAAGCATGGACTTCTCTTACAGGCTCTAAATCAACCGACTTATCTAAACCAGGTCAAGGTATGTTGTTAGATAACGGCATGAAGTATATGCCATTAAATATGCTAACACTTCAAGATGCGGATGCAAGGGCATTAAAACAACAAACGATGAAGCGTATCTGCGGATTGTTTGGTGTGCCACCTGCAATGATCGGAATTGAAGAAGGTAAGTATAACAATACACAAACTATGCTTGATGAATTCTACAAATCAACAATGTTGCCTATTATTACTAACATTCAACAAAAATTTAAAACTTCATTACTAAATGGCTATCCAAATCTTTGTATTGAATTCCAAACACAAGATTTTCTTAAAGGCGCGCCGCTAGATCAAATGAATTATTCTGTAGCTGGCGTAAATGCTGGTATAATGACACCTAATGAAGCGCGAGAATATCTAGGCAAACAAAATATGCCAGGCGCAGACGAATTAAAAGATACATCAAAACAAGCTCGACCTATTAGCGGCACTTCACCTCAAGATACAGGTGGCGGTGGCAACAATACTAGCGTTGGCAAAACAGGTCAGGCAGGTAAAGCCTAATGACATTAAAAGAGCTACTCAACAAATTAACGCAACAGGCTAAAAAGAGAAAACCTCAACCTGTTGAAACCAACGGAATGAAAAAAAAGGGAGTGCCAATCAATGACTAAAGATATTAAGTTTTTATTTGAATCAAAATTAGCGTTAGGTATTAAAAATGACGAAGCTTCAGATATGGGTGGATTAATTGAAGCTACAGTAACAACTTTTGGCCCAAGAGAAGGTGCTGATGGCCGTAAGTTTAATTATACTGCTGAAGGATTTGCTAATTGGATGGACGAGTTTATGAAAGCAGAAAAACCTTTGCCAATGTATTTCCAACATAACGATATGTCTATGCCAGTAGGCCAATGGAATGAATTTATGATGGACGAAGAAGGAATGCATGCAAAAGGTCAAATGTTTGTCAATACTAGCATGGGCAAAGACTTATATACCATTATGAAAGAAAGCCCTAACCTTGTTGGCGGTGTTTCTGTAGGTGCTTACGCAGACGAATACTGTATGACAGATGAAAAAGGAAATGTTCTAGCGGAAGATGATGATATGGACGAAGCTTATTTCCAAATTACTAAAGGCGGATTAAGAGAAGTATCAATCGTTATGCAACCAAATAATTTAGATGCTGAAATCTCGAAATTAGAGTGCTTTAGAGCCGATGGTTCTTTAGACTTAAAACTTATCGAGAAAGCATTGCGTGATGCAAAACTTTCAAGAAAAGATGCGACCACCGCATCTTCAATTTTCAAACAAATTTTAGCAACTCGTGATGAGCCTAAAGTTGAAGTTGAAAAAGCACCTATTCAGAGTGATGCTGATGCGGTGGTAAATGAAAATGAGGAAATTCTTAAAGCATTAGCTGAAAGAGAACTACTCAAACAACTTAACAATCGTTTAAAAGGATAAATCATGTCAGAAAAAATCATTGAAAAATTAGATGCTATTGAAGCGGCTAATTTAGCGAAGGTAGAAGAAGTAACTGCTACTGTTGATGCTAAACTTGCTGAAACTGTAGCTTCTTTTGATGAAAAAGTAGCGGCACTTGAAGCTAAAGTTGCTTCAATGAATACTGCTCCAATCATCAAAACATACAAATCAATTTCGCAAGAAGTTAATCGTATGGTTAAAGGCCAACTTGCTGAATTTGTAAAAGGCAATGGTCGTATGGAAAAAGAAATTAAACTTTTTGAAGATGCTGGTCAATATGACGCATACATCAAAGAAGCTTCAACTCTAACAGGTTCAGGTGCAGGTATCGGGGGCAGAACTTCTTATGACCCAGTATTTGCTTCATTGCGTTTAGAAAATCCTATGCGCGGTGTATCTCGTTCTGTTGCTACTGATGCTTCTACATATCAATTTAGAGCTAAAACAGGTAATGCAGGTGTGGGTTGGGGTTATGGTATTGTTAATAATACTGCGGCAACAACTGAAGCAACTGCAATTTGGCAATTAAATCTTAAAGATTTAAATGTTCAATTTCCAATCAGAACTGCGGCACTAGATGACATCGATGGTTTAGAATCTAATGTAGTTTCAGATATGTTAGCTGAATTCAGCCAACGCGAAGCTATCAGTATGATTACTAACAACGATCAAGGCGCGGCTACTGTAACAGGTGGCGGTGGTTCAGACGGCTTACGCGGTCTTAATCAATATCCAGGTGCTAATGCGGCTTACACAGGCGGCACTACATCAGAATCAGCTTTTGGTTCATCAGGCACAGCATCAACTGATGGTTTGCATGATTTAGCAACATACGATCAATTAACAACTAACGGCAATTCATTAGCAAACAATGTAACTTATGCTGATATTGTTAATTTCGTTTATGCACTACCACAAGCATATTGGACACCTAATGCTAAATTCGTTATTAATCCAGTTATGCTTTCAGCAATTCGTGGATTAGTTGATGATGAAAAGCGTCCAATTTATATTGATGGTTTATCTCGCGATGATGGTATTGTTGGTAAATTACTAGGTTTTGATGTTGTTGTTAATACCTATGTAAATGCACCTTCTAAAGCATCAGGCGGCGCAGGCACAGATAGCCTATATCCAATGTATTTTGGTGATTTTAGCAGAGGTCATACTATTGTTGATCGTTTAAACATGGTATTACGCCGTTATGATCAAACATTGCCAGGTTCTATTACTTTCTATGGTGAAAAACGACTAGCAACATCTATTGTTGATCCTTTCGCTTTAGTTCGTTACAGATCAACTGCAACTGCTGATCTATAGTATTAATGTAATATGGGGAAAAGGCGGTTTTATCGCCGCCTTTTTTTCTTAACTAATTAGGAATACAAATGAATACATCTGAAAAAATTTTAAATGGCATTAAACAGGCTTTAACTGAAGGTCAGGCCACAGTTAATTTTACTGATAACAATAAGACCAAAGATGTAGAAGAAGCATCAACGCTAACAGGATCAGGTTTAAATATTGGTGGTCGAGTTTATTTTGATGACGCTTTTGCCGCTTTAAGATATGCAAACCCATTTAGAATGGGAAGCCGTCAAGTTACATACACAGGATCAGCCGCTCAATTCGTGGCTAAAACAGGTAATGCCGCAGACGCAACAAACCCATTTACATACCCTGTAACTGCTAATAGTGGTAGCCCAAATATTGCAACATCAATATGGCAATTACCCACTAGAGTTATTACTGCACAATTACCAATTAGAACTGCCGTTATGGATGACATCAATGGTATTGATCCAGCTATCTCTAACGACTTAATGCTTGAGCTATCATCGCTAGAAGCACAGTCAATGGCTATTAACAACGATCAAGCAGGCTCAACAACAACAACAACTGGCGGAACTAGCGGTTTGCGCGGTTTAGTAACTTACTTAACATCCGCTTCAGCCGCTTCTTATGGCACAAGCGGAACTGCTATAACTAATGGTATTCATACTATTTTAAAAGAAGAATTTACTGCTACGGCGATTACTTATGATGATATTGTTAATGCGGCTAATTTATTGCCTGGTCAATATTGGGCATTACCAACAACTGCATGGCACTTACATCCAGCTTTAATTGCTCAATTAAGAAAATTAAAAGGATCAACAGGTGGCGCGCCAATGTTTGTGGAAACAGGAACGGAAGAAGGCGGATCATTAGTTTACTTATTTGGATTCCCTGTAGTTGTTAATCCGTATTTAGATGCTCCAGGCGTAGGTAAGATTTCAGGCGTATTAGCAAACTGGGATCAATTTATGACTATTGCTGACGCAGAGGAAATGAATATTAAACGCTTTGATCAAACGGCTCCAGGCTTTATAACTCTATTTGCAGAAAAGCGATTAGCATCAACTGTTAGAAATCCGTTTGCAGGTGTCTTTTTAGTAGGGGCTTAATAATGAGCGATACGCTTGGTCAAGTGCCATATGCAACTACTCGCAATCCGTTCAACTATGATAAGTTTGAGCAGATTAGTCGCGACTTAACTACAAACTGGTTAAGTATAGACGAGATAGCGCAACAGTTAAATTTAGGAACTGATGAATCGCAAGATGCGTATTTAGAAAGTTTAGAATTAGCGGTTCGCATGCATATTGAAGATTATCTTGGTATGTCAATCTTCCCTACTGCATATAGGGTTTATTATGGCATATCATCTAATTTTTCAACGCCTGTTTATTTAGATTTGCCAGTTACAAGTTATGTTGATCAATTTAATAGTGGTAATTTAGTTGTAAATAAAGTTGCTTATTACAATGGAAACACTCCAAGCACTTTAACAACTATTGCTTCAACTAATTACTATTATGATTCAACTGGAAATAAAGTTGTTTTAAATGGTGGCGTGCCATCGGATATTAGCACAGATAGAACAAGTCCTATCATTGTTGAATATACACAAAATGCAAACTTTACACAGAATTATCCTGTGATTAAGCAAGCTGGCTTATTATTATTTACTCATCTTTATAATAATAGATCAGAATCAGTGGTAGGTAGTTTGCAAAAGATTCCTTATGGAGTGGATTGTTTATTAAGACCTTACAAACCATTGGTAATGTAAATGGCCATAACAAAATTTGAAACAGTAGAAGTTAATGATTTGTCTTTTACCACAAGCAGTTATGGTGAAACACAAACAACTAAAACTCTTAAATTTACAAGTAGGCCATTAATATCTGAAGTCAGAGCTAATGTAGCTACTTCAGAAAAATTTAGAATATATAGTGATTTGGTGCAAATGAAATTTAACTACACACCATATACTAAAGATATAGTAGATAACGATAATTTATATTCAATAACCTATCAAAATGTTGATTGGCGAATAGCCGATTGTAGCGTATCTAATGATAGAATGAGTGTAACTTTGATATGTTACTTTAACAAACCAAGTGTAGATGTATAGATGGCAACTCAACAAGATGTTAGGGTATATGCACAAGCAATACAGGCACAATTATCTAGTATAGTTACGCCTATTCCTGTATATGCTAATTTCAATAGAAATTATGCAACGCAAGGTAAATTTATTACTTGGCAATTAAGAGATGTGCATCAACCAGTTTATACTGGCAATATACAAAGTATTAAAGGCATAGATACACCTGTTTTTCAGATTAGTGTATTTACACAAGATATGGCAGATGGTTTTGATACCGCTAACGATATTTTGCAATCACTACATGGCTATAGCGGAACTTTTGGTGGTGGCGGTAATAGTTTTAATGTTTCAAAAGCAGATGTAGTGTGGTTATATCATGGATACGACAATGAGATTGGGCTTCATAATATATTTATGGATTGCACCTTATACATACCAACATAAGAATTTTTAATTTTTTAATGTGAGGAAATAAATTATGGCACTTCCAAATAAAGTTTTACCAGGTTTTAGCGCAAGTCTTTATTGCCAACCAGGCGCAACACCAACTGTTTTAACAATAGCTGAATTATCAGATTGGACTGATGTTAATGCTATTGCTGTTGATGCTAATCTTTTACCAGTTGAAGCTATACCTGCTTTTGGTCAAGATGATGCAATGGCTAATTACAATGTGGCAGGCTCTCGTCAATCTGACAAGATTCCTACACAAGCCGCTCCAACATCAATGAGCATTACTGCGGCATGGAATCCTGCTGATTCACAATTACTATTAATGAGAGATGATGCTGAAAACGGCACAATTGATAGAACTTTTGTAATTTTAGCAACCGATGGCACAAACTATGTTGCTTATGCA